GAGTTTTATTTTCATCCTGATCGTAAATGGAGAGCTGATTTTCATTTAATAGGCAAAAAGATATTGGTAGAGGTTGAGGGTGGGATCTGGAGTGGTGGGCGTCATACAAGGGGGAAGGGGTATATCGGTGACATAGAAAAATATAACGCAGCAACGATGATGGGTTATCAGGTAATACGGTTTAGTACGGATCAAGTGAAGTCAGGTCATGCGATCCAGCAGATAGAGAAGATGGTGGGGATTTAGGATGAATGCAGTAGCTGAGAAAGTGGAAAAATTATCAAATATCGAATGGTTGGGTCAGCAATTACGCGCTAAGACGGCGAATTATGAAGCAAGGACTCCGGGAACAGGTGAAACGCCTATAAATTGGGAAGATCGTTGCGGAGCTATTGCTGGACTCCCAAATAAAGAGACCAAAGCTTATGCATCAATTTTGGTATGGGGGGATCTTCGAGATAACACTCATCAATATAAGGATTTAACCGATTACATTGCTGAGTATCTATGGAGAATGGTTCAGGATGAACTTGAAAAGCAGCGTGAAACTTTCAATATGGTAATATTCTGTCAACATGTCGCACGAATGGAGCTGTTTTATAGCTTACGTCCGAAGTTGCGTGAATACCACACACTAAAAGGTCGTTTGGTATTTTCTGGAATTGATTATATTGAACCTAACACATACTCAAAACGATACGCTTGGCTGGGTAACGCCGTCGAACTTTTATTGAAAGAATTGCAAAATGAAATTGAAGTATATATCAGTGAATACCGTTCAAAATTAAAGAAAGCTAGTTAATTGACATCCTAAATGGATATAAGTTATAGTTTTTCTATACTGGTCGTATTACAGTTTAACCGAGACCAAGTGATAAAAAGCTCGCCAAATGGTGGGCTTTTTTATTACTTGTGAAAATCTAGTAACCTTAATAATTGAAATAAAAACAGTTTAGTTGAATGCTCTGTGTTATAACCTGACCTCGTTATCTATTTTAAATAATCAAATGAGACTTAATGGATGATGAAGATGGGTATGGGTGGTGCGAGCTTATATATAATGAAGCACTAAAACTATATAGACCGTCGAAATATGAAACAGTTAATAAACTTAGATTTCTTGCTTTGATTTTAGAGTTATTTGCAGAGATACAAAACGAGGATGCAATTGTCGAAGTGAAAGCTGTGAATATAAAATTTAAGTTTAGATCTAAGAATTATGTATTTTGGTTTTTTGAAATACCAGAGTTCAAAGATCGAAAGTTATACTTGGCATATATGAATAATCACTTAAGTAAGTTATTAATAGATTAAAAAGAGGCTCATCGAAAGGTGGGCTTTTTGCATTATGGCGGTCCTATTAATTTCTAGTGGTTTTTAAATTAATGCCGCCACCCAGATTTTACATACATCAAAGCTCGGTCAAATAATCGGGCTTTTTTGCTGTCCATAAAAAGACAATCACCCTACTGGAGTGCTGACCAGTAGAACATGCCTTTGAGTAAACTTCCTTCGGGAATCTAGACTAGGGAGTAGCGTCCCGACCTAAAGAGGATTGAAAGCAAGTAAAGCAGACCGTGCATGTTAGGTGTGTGTGATTGTGAGTAGCGTTTGGCCCTACGAAAAGGGCTTTTTCTGCTTTTAGCTTAATTATTAATCAAGTTATTAATAAATATAACTTAATTATTACGTGTTAAAACATTCTGCATATATTTCTTATACTTAGTTGTGATGAGCAAATGATATCTTGTGTTCATTCCTAGAACCTTACGAAAACAAATAAAAGATGATTTAAGTCCTGCCTGTTTAGCCCTCCAGCTAAGCAGGTTTTTTATTTGAAAGTAAAAGTTAATAATATGGTCTTGTATATAATATTTTAAAGTATATAATTCAGCCCAGATTCTATCGCTGTAGTTTCTTTTTCAAGTTTCTGCCTCCTTTTACCATAAAGGAGGTATTTTTTTGTCTGGAGAAAAGTATGCTCCAATTCATATACTGCTTATTTGGCCTGCATGGTGTGGCCGAGATCGATTACACGGTTAATGATGAAGAAATCAAAGTGTGTCGGAATTGTTTGAAAGAAATTGATTAAGAGCCGTCTCTCATGAGGGGGCTTCACCGCATGGTATAGCCGCAAGGACTGCATACATTGGGTGGTGTATGCAGTTATTCGCCTTTTGTGAGGGATGGTTAGATGAAAAAAACAACTTAATTATTTAATCTAATCTTCGAATGGATTACGCATTAAATCTTGTATTTCTAAATAAAATAGATTTGACGCTAAAAACAATAAAATTCCACTCCAGTTGAGATATAGGTCGTATGCGCGAACGCCAAAGCCTAAAAAAATTAAACTCAATACAAAAGTCAAAACTAAAGCAAATAAAAGGAGATATAGGGAGATAATTCGTTTCATCCAAGTAGTGCTATTCTAAATACTTTGAGTAGCTATATTTTATTGATAAATTTAACAAAAAGTAATAAAAAAACAAACATATCTATAAGATAAATGATGGGATTTACTTATTAAGTTAAGTGATTATTCAAATAATAGTTAATATATTGATAACTGGTTGGCATAAAGTATTATTTGTGAGTTTTAATTCTCCTGTCTTGCTATAAGGAGAAATAAAATATTTTTACTTTTTATCTGGATACAAGTTGAAAAGTTTAATAAGTCAAAGTATTTTACTCAGGATTAAGAAACTCTCCATGTTTTTGCTTAATTTTAGTTTATAGCCTGCATTTCCTCAAAGTGCGGGTTTTTTTATTTTTTGAATTCGCCGGACGGATTACGGCACATAAGACCCTGCTCAATATGCATTATTGGCGGGGTTTTTCTTTTCTTATTGGTGGCACCCATGACAGACAAAGTACAAGCTAAACAAGACTTAGAATTTTGCAGTGCTGAGCTGTCTAAGTATCAGAACCTCAGTCGATCTGGGCTTAAGCGGCATCAAATGATTGCGATAGATGAAGTTATGATTGAACTGAAACAACGAATTAAAAATCTTAGAAATATGCTGCAATAAAAGATTAGTCAAGATATTTAAAATGATCACTTTTGATATTGTTCTATGTACCTTTTATCTTTATATCTATTAATGGTAGAAATGAAGCTAAGGCATTCTCTAATGACAAAAATTGAAATGTTGGTAACTTTATTGGCGATCTTAATTATAAGCTCAATAATCTATCTAATAGGGCAAACGTACAAATAAAACCTCCTTCGGGAGGTTTTTTAATGGCTGATCTTTTATGGATGAGAAAGCATACAAAATTTTTACTCAGAAGATCCCACCCAAAAAGAAATCACGAACCAGACCATTACCTAAGCCTGGTGAGAAATACTTAGAAGCATTCGATCGACTCAAAGAAATTCTTGATCGGATGGAAATCAAGTACGAAGAATATTTTCATTTTAAAAGCACTAAGCATTGGCGCTTTGATCTTCACCTCGTGGGCTACCTTACATTAATTGAAATTGCCGGTGGTCCTTGGTCTGGTGGGCGTAGAGGTAAGCTGGCAAATAAGGCGTGGAGTGTCGACAAATACGATCATGCTGAAGAAATGGGGTATCGGTTTATACGTTTTGAGATTAGCGATATTCATTCTGCAATCGCCACAAGATGGCTGCGAGATTTAAAGGCATCACATGGAACAACAATTCAGACCATTCCCGCCGTCGGATCTGATTGATCGAGCTGAGGAAGAGGAAGCTATTCGCTTGGCACCTGCACCAGAACTTAAAGAATGGGTCGTTAATAATTGGCTTACTTTAGGTGGTGAATTACATAACCCGGATCATGATCATATAGCTGAGCTACTTCACGACAATGAAGAGTTCCTTGCATTCGCCTGGGCTTCATCTGCCGCCGTAGCGAAAAAACGTATGGTGCTAGGTCAATGTGAAAAGGTGATGTTTAACGTAGGTGGCTGGAAGAAAGCACGTCAGGAACAACAGATGCGAGACTGGTTTGGTTTCGTACCTCAATATCTGATTACGGTTGATGCCACTTATTGTGAACAAGCCTCAGATCGTGACTTCTGCCGGTTGATTGAACATGAGCTATATCACATCGGTGTTGAGCGTGATGAAGACGGCGAAATCATTTATAGCGACCATACGGGTTTACCTAAGCATTACCTAGCTGGCCATGATGTCGAAGTGTTCTTTGGTGAAACCAAACGATGGGGTGCAGACGAATCTGTAAAACGGCTTATGGAAATCTCCAAGAATGCGCCGTTTGTATCAGAGGCAAGTATTGCTGCGTGTTGTGGGAACTGTGTCATCGGTTAAAAAGGGATCATATTTTAGCTTTACTTTATTTCAATTTTTTGTAGATTGATCTAAAGGAGGGTAAATATGGCTACATATAAACAAATTCAAGAATATCTTAATGAAAAGCATGGGCGTACTTTTAAAAGTTGCTGGATAGCAGATATTAAAAATCAACATGGTTTAACTAGAAGGCAAGCACCTAATAGGTATGATCCAGATAAGCGTGTTCATCCTTGCCCAGAAGAACATAAGGGTAAGGTTGAAGAAGCATTGAGGCATTTTGAAATGATTTAAAAAAGCTCCCCGGTTAAAGGGGATTTTTTTTGCCTATCTTGCATGACGTAGCATGACAAAGGGGGATTTATGGCAGCATTAAAAGAGCCTGTAAAAATATTTATTGTTCAAGCTCTTGCGTGCCGTGATACCCCTCAAGAAGTTGCGGAGTTGGTCAAGCAAGAGTTTAACCTTGAAATCGATCGCCGTCAGTGTGAAAACTATGATCCAACAAAATATGCGGGCCGCAACCTTGGTAAAAAACTTGTTGAGCTATTTCACCAGACACGTAAGAAATTCGATGAAGGATTAGTAGATATACCAATTGCTAGTAAGTATTACCGGCTTAAGCAGTATCAAAAGCAACTTGAAAAGGCCAAGAATGCAAAACTAACACTTAAAATTCTGGAACAGGCTGCAAAAGATGTGGGTGGTCAATTTACCAATAAGCAAGAAATTACTGGTAAGGACGGCGAAGCATTACAGACAACTGTAGTGCATGCCACCCAAGATCAGGTTGAAGCTGCAGTAAAGAAGGCTCAAGAGGAATATTAAATGGATCTGCAAACACAGGTTGAAAAGAAGCTGTGTGAAGATGAGCATTTATATTTCACCCGGCGTTTCTTTAAGCCCCGGATGGGCTTCAAATTTACGGTGAACTGGCACCATGTTTATATCTCTTGGATCATTGATCAGGTGATAGCTGGTGAGATTGCGAACGTAGTTATCAATGTTCCACCAGGGGCCGGAAAAACTGAACTGACCACCAACCTAATTCCACGTGGCTTAGCGTTAAATGCCCGGTCACGGTTTTTGTATTTGTCCTTCTCTCAATCACTGGTAGAAGGCGTATCGGATACGGCGCGTGACATTGTGAAGTCTAAAGACTATCGCCAAATGTGGGATTTAACCGTCTCTAACAGCACCGACTCCAAGAAAGAATGGAAAATTACGGTAGAGGACTATGATGTTGGTCATGTGTATGTAGCTTCCATGGGTGGGCAGGTCACAGGACGGCGGGCAGGAACGCTGGCGGATGATGGCTTTACTGGCTGTATCATCATCGATGACCCATTAAAGCCTGAGGATGCTTTTAGTAAGATCAAGCGAGATGCGGCAAACCGTAAGCTATTGAATACGGTGAACTCCCGTAAAGCCAAGTCTGATACACCAATTATCATGATCATGCAGCGTCTTCACACTGAGGATCCAACCAATTTTGTTATGACTGGCAATCTACCTGGTGAATGGACCCAGGTATCCATTCCGGCACTGATTGATGATAAGTACATTGCAACCTTGCCAGAGCATATACAGAAGTTGGTACCGCAAGATGCTGAGCGTGATGAGCAAGGCCGTCAAAGCTACTGGCCAAAGAAAGAATCACTTCAATCCTTATTACAGCTTGAAAAGGGTGGTAAGGATAAAGAAGGTGCCACAGTATCCCGTTATACATTCTCCAGTCAGTACATGCAGCAGCCTAAGAAATTAGGCGGTGACCTGATTAAGTCTGAATGGTTCGGATTCTATAAAGATATTCCAGAACTTCAGTGGCGCGCCGTCCTTGTTGATACGGCGCAAAAAACCAAAGAGCACAATGACTACTCTGTATTTCTACTGGTAGGTATGGGGATAGATGGCAAGTTGTATTTGCTGGATCTCTTACGAGGCAAATGGGAAGCGCCGGAACTAAACCGCCAGGCTAAAGCATTCCTAGATAAGCACAAAGAATATACCTGGCATACAAAGCCTATTCGCTACATGAAAGTAGAAGATAAGGCATCTGGTACTCAGTTGATCCAAACACTCGGCACTTACTCTGGTGTCGCTGTGATTCCAGTCCAGCGTAATACAGACAAGCTATCCCGTTTCATGGATGTGCAGGTCCATCTCGAAGCAAACTATAAGGATAAACCGGAAGATCGTTTTGTGATGGTACCTAAAGATGCTCATTGGGTCGGTGAATTCTTTGAAGAGTGTGAAGCATTCAATGCGGCATTTACCCATGATCATGATGACCAAGTAGATACGCTGATTGATGCGATTGAAGATGCAGTTATTGCGATTAATTACAGCCCTCCGGCTGCATAAGGTTGAGTTATGTCTAAGAAAAGGAAAAAGCCTGAGAATGCAAAACCTGAAGCTGGTGCACTGTATTCTCATGAAGCTGAACAGGCTTTAATCAGTTATCTGACCAAGATGCCAGACGGCGATGAAGTTTTACGAAAAGCAGGGGTCACCCGTCCACGTTTAAAAGTCATGATGTATGACGATGAGATTTATCAGGCCATTGAAAAACGCCAGGATAAACTTGAGAGCGCATCATGGCGTGTAGAGCCGATGGACCGACCGGAATCTAAAATCATTACGGAGCATTTACGTGAGTGGTGGTCTGAGATTCTCTTGGGTGCGCAGAATGCTCGCTGGTACGGATATTCTGTATTAGAGGCAATCTATACCAAGCCTGAGGAACCGAGCATACATATTGATGGCAATACCATTACGCCGTTTATTGGTTTTAAGTGGATTGGTGAAAAGCCAATGCAATGGTATGAGCCTAAGAATGATGGTCGTCTGATGCTGCTGGCTAACTACAACACGACTCGACAGGATCAGGAAGTAGACCAGCGCTTCAAACACTTTTTGACACGTTGTAAATCTACTTATGAGAATCCATTAGGTGAGGCTCTTTTAAGTCGACTGTACTGGGTCTGGTTCTTCAAAACGTCTGGCTTTAAGTTCTGGGCCAAGTTCGTTGAAAAGTTTGGCTTACCAATGCTGGTTGGTAAAACTGCCGGCAAGACGACAGATATGCGTGATGCACTACTTAGAGCACATGCCAGTTCGGTTATTGCCTTAAGTGGCACAGATTCGGTTGAGATTCAAACTGCTAATACTAATGGCAATGCTTCCCAGACATTTGAAGTCTTTGATAAGAACCTTGAGCGCCGTATTCAAAAGGTGATTCTTGGTCAAACTTTGACGAGCGGTACCGATGGCTCTGGATCACGTGCGTTAGGTGATGTGCATCTTGAGGTTCAAAACTCAAAGTACAAAGCCGATGTACGAATGATCATGCCAACGATCCAAGCCATTATTAATGCGTTATGTGATCTAAATGGCTGGGAACGTCATCGGGTCATTATTGGTGAAGAAAAGTCACTGGAAGAACCTAAAGCGGATCGTGATGTGAAGTTAAAGAATGCTGGTGCAGTCTTAACCCCGCAATACTTCAAGCGCGAGTATGGGCTTGAGGATGGCGATGTAATTGAGCAGGTTCAAACAGGTTTCAATCAATTCTCTGCATTACCGCGCCAAGCATTCAACTTTAAAGCATCAGCCAATAAGCTCTCGCCAGAACAGCAGGAAGTTGAAGAATTGACTGATGGTCAAGATGAATTGCAGCTACTGAAACCGGATCAGGTCAAAGAATTGATATTCAAATCTGATAGTCCTGAAGCTCTGGCTTATAACTTGATGCAATTAATACCTGGTGCAACTCAGACACAGTTCACGGCCAATCTGGACCAAGCTTTGTATGCTGCGGATGTGTTGGGATATGTGACGGCGCAAAATGGGAAGTAAGCTATGCAACCAGTTACCTTCCTTGAGGCGCTTCAATACGCTCACAATAAAAAGATAGTATTGCCTGATGAGTTCTATTCGATGGATCTAAAAACTCGACAGATGGCAACCACAGTTAGCTTTTTGTCGAGTCTTGAGCAGATTGAGACAGTCATCAAGGCGGTGAATAAATCCATTGCAGACGGTGGGACGTTTAAGGATTTTCAGAAGCTGATTGAAGAATCTGAAATCATTCTGCCAAAGCACTACTTGGACAATGTGTTCCGTACCAATATTCAAAGTGCTTATGGTCATGGCCGATGGCAACAACAGCAAAGGAACAAAGCTAAACGATCATATCTGATGTATTCGGCGATCAATGATAGTCGAGTGCGTCCCAGTCATCTGGCTTTGAATCGAATTGTGCTGCCGATAGATCATCCTTTTTGGCTGACACATTACCCGCCGTTGAGCTTTCGTTGTCGTTGCACCGTGATTGCCTTAACCGAGAAGCAGGCATTGAAATACGGCATTACACCTGATGACCAGTTGCCTGAAGTAGCCGAGGCTTTAGATTGGAGTTCTCATCCATTGCAGTTTGGTGAACTTGAATCACTGGTGGATAAGAAAATCAGTGCTTCAAGTCTGGATAAGGAGTATCTCCTCGAGCAGAAGGAAGTCATCAGGGCAGAATGGACGGCGAGTAAAAAGCTCACCAGTCTGTTTGCTCCGATGAATGATAAGACTCGGGACTTATTCGATACGGTGGCCAATACAGTAATGCCACTTGATCCAAGCATTCGGCCAAGTGCGATTCGCACTTTCTTGGACTATGTACAGGGCAATGATGCCGCACTGACCAGCTACTTAAACTCTGCTACAAGCTCTCTGGCTGATGATGTGCTTAAACGCTGGCTTAGTACCGATATGGCAGCTATTCAGACTGTGGCAAGCAATACGGCTTCAACTGTGGTGGGTGCTGCGACAATTCAGCAAGTGGCAGCGTATCAAGTTGGTCAAACAGTTCAATTGAATGCGCCGTTGCTGATGGCTGAAAGTGGTGGTGACATCGTAATCAAGATTGAGAATGCAAAAGGTTTAGGTATTGATCTGGATGCACTGAATGCTGGTAACGGCGTTCTCATGCCGATGGGATTGTCTTTTGAGGTGGTTTCGATCGAAACGGTTGAAGGGCAATTAATTTATACATTAAAAGTTTTGGTGAATTAAATGACAACAAAATTAAGCCTTTCAACCACCCCGGTGCGTGTATCGAATGGAAGTAAAGAGGTGCATGTGACCGTTAATAAGGGTTCTAAGCCACGATATGCAATTAGTGCTGCTCAGCCCAATACAAGTCAATATCACGTGCTTTTAGAGTCAGTGATGAATATTGGTGAAGGTTATACCGTGTGGATGTGGAAGGGTGATTCTGATCCACTGGAAATCGTTTGCTCAGAGAAAATGTAATGATCAAAACACCGCTAAGCACCGTCATTGGCGGTGCATTTTGGACACCTGGAGCCACTGTGATTAATGGCGCAAAAATCAGCTTTGAAATTGTCATGAAAAAGCTATTTGCAAATGGCGAGCAGGGTTTTTGGTACGATCCTAGTGATATGGGGACGATGTTTCAGGATGCTGCAGGGACTGTTCCTGTAACTGCTGTAGGGCAGCCGTTGGGGTTGGTGCTGGATAAGAAAAACCCAGCGTTGGTTGGTGGTGAAGTAGACGTTGATATTACCAACTGGGCGAGTCCTGGAGGTATCACCAAAGTAGACAAAAAGACCTTCTCAAACACTACGCATTCCACAGGACTGTTTTATGATGAAGCTGCCGTAGACGGGCTAAAGGTAGTGGAACTTCATTATACTGTCACAGGTGGCACTGTTCAGATTTGTGATGCTTTGGGTGCTAGGGTTCGCGCTGAATCAACTCAACCTTCAGGAATACTAAAAGCGGTTTTTTTTCCTGACAGATCATCTAGCCCGTTAGGACGTATTTATTTCCGACTACCCGCAGCAGGAACAACCCTTGTTATAAATAAGCTTATTGTGCATACCTACATCGGCAACCACGCCTACCAAACCACATCAGCAGCCCGACCCATTTTACAAAATACCCCACGTCGAATTGATTTTGATGCTATAGACGACAAGCTGATCACAAACTTACCTGCACAATTAACAGGCTGTACAGTGATTCGTTCTGTACCGGGTGTTGGAGCTCAGATTCTAACAGGTCAAACAATCCCAACACTGTACAACGACAATACTGATCATTGTGGCTTGATTGTGATTAACAGAGCTTTGACTCCTAGCGAAACCTCAGCCATTACAGCTGAATTCAACAAGAGGGCTGGTGTATGAAATTCAACTTATCAGTCGTCAACATCGTACCCGACACCCACAAAGACGCGCTTAATCAAATCGCTGAACTCTACGGATGTGGTCCTAATAACTTGTCTGTAAAACTACAAGGTGAAGACGGCATTTATTGGGGCTGTCATTCATGGTGGAAGCCTGAAGATTACGCAGTATTTAGTGATGATGAATTGCGACAGCAGGTAGTGCCTACCGAGTTACAACCATCACTTGAGTTTCTGTATGAGCGCCTGATGCTTGATGGTGATGCTCAAGAGAATTGGCAGGCTGCATTAGCTTTAAATGGGCTTTCTGAAGTTCGGGAAGAAACTGAATAAACCAAATCAAACATGACCGCCGAAAGGGCGGTTTTTTTATGGAGCATGAAAAATGCCAGATCCAAATGAAGAGCGATTGAAGTATCTATTCAATGCTGCGGCAATTGAAGTGCCTAAAGCTGAAGAAGGGCAAAAACGAAAATTTAAAGGCACTGCTTATGCGGGTGGCCGTGTAGATGGTCATTGGTACTGGGGGCGTTCTGGTGTGGTCTTTGATCTTGATGGTATTGAGATTGATAAGCCAGCAGCCTTGCTTGAAGAACACTTTAGCTCTAGTCGAATTGGTGTTGTTCAGACAGTAGATACAAACGGAAAGATTGATGTAGCTGGTGATTTCCTTACAAATGCTAAGGCGCAGGAAATCGTTCAGGACTCTGATGATGGCTTCCCATTCCAGATGTCAATGATGATTGATCCGGGATCTATTGAAGAGGTTTCGCAAGGCAAGACAGTCACTGTGAATGGTCAAGTATTTGAAGGCCCTATCACAATCTTCCGTCAAAACCGCATTCGTGAGTTCACGATCTGCTCGACTGGTGCTGATCGTAATACATCAATTAAAGCCTTCTCAGGCAAAGCCAATCCAAACCCAACCAAAGAGGACACAGACGTGACCGAATTAGAAAAAGCACAACAGGCCAAAGAGCAGGCAGAGCGTGAACGTGATGATGCCCTAGCTGAACTTAAGCAATTCAAAGCACAAAAGCGTGCTGATGAAATTGCAGCTTTAGAAACTGAGCTGAAAACACAGTTTAGTGCTGAAGATAAAACGGCTTATACCAATATGGATGATTCAGTTTTTAGCTTTACTGCCAAACAGCTTCGCCAATTTTCTGCAGGTAGCCAGCAGCCAACTACACCACAGACACAACAAACACCAAGTGTAAATCCGGCATTTGCTCACTTGTTCACTCATCAAGCCAATCCGGGGCAAGGTGGCCAGTCGAATAATACCGACACTCACAAATTCACTTCTGGTGCACAAGCATTTGCAGAACAAAAGGGGAAATAATTCATGCCTATTCACTATGTACCGCCTATTTCGGTCACTTCAAAACGACTGATCCTGGACAATGAAAAATTACGTCGTGCCAATGCCAAGGTGCCAACCGCCACAGCATTTAAATACGGTGATCTATTAACGCTGTCAGATACCAATGTGCTGGCTCATGCCACTGATGAAAAAACATGGGATGTGATCTGTGGTCAGGATGTGTCGGCTGCAGAAGCCACAATCAAGGCTGCTGATGGAATTGAAATTCCAGTGTATTACGGCGGCGTATTTAACGTTGAAGCTGTCTCACTTAATGGAACCTTGCTGACTACTGCTCAATACGATGCAGCGCGTGCACAGGCAACTAAAAATAAAATCGAACTTTCTAAGGTGTAAACAACATGCCACAGTCTTTTGATATTGAAGGTGCTCCACTTGAACTTCTTGATGTGGGTGAACTCGCACTAATTCACTCGAATTACCGTCCGATGGATACCTGGCTTTTAGACAAGCTTTTCCCAAATCGCCCGTTATTCACCCGTGATGATGTGCCTTTGGCTGAAGTATCTGCCGAACATGATCTGGCACCACTGGTATCACCGCAACAGCCTGGTAAGCCATTTGATACCACGCAATCAGGTGAGGTTCGCCATGTAAAACCGGCTTACTACAAGCCAAAGAACCAAGTCACTCCGGCAGACACATTTGAAATTGCCTTGCTTGAGCGCTTACGTACTGCGGGTATCATCTCAACTGGTAACCAGCGATTGTCTGAGCAAGAGCAAATGATCATTGCTCAAATCTCGGTAATGAAGCGTAACCATGATGCGATTGATAACTCGGTCCTCATGATGGCAATTGATTTGCTAAAAAATGGTAAATACGCGCTTCACTCCGATGATTATGAATACAACCTGGTGGATTACCGTCGTGATGCATCTTTAACATTTACGCCGTTAACCAAGTGGAATGAAGTTGGTGCTAAACCAGTAACTGATATCCGCACTATGCTTGAACGTCAATTGGCTGCTGATGGTGGTGAAGCTAAGCTATCTGTTATGTCTGGCTTGGTTTGGGCGGCTCTCTGGAACAATGAAGAGTTTAAGAAAGAGTTCATCACGCCGTATGCCGGTATTTCTGTTCCAGTGAATCCAAGTTTTGGTGTTAAGGAATCAGCGACCTTCAAAGGTACTTTTGATGGAATCGAATTCTGGGTATATGACGCAACTTACCGCAACAAGGGCAAGGTGAATCGTTTTATTCCTAAGGATTACTTCTCTTTGATCTCTGATACTAATGGTTCAGTTGCTCACTGTAAGATTAAAAACATGTTGGCCAACGGCGTTGCTCAGCAATACTTTGACCGCCAGTGGTATTGTGAAGATCCAAGCGGCATCATGCTGATGACTGAATCTGCTCCACTGGTTGTGCCGTCTAACAAGAATGGTGTCGTCGGTGGTACTGGCTTTATCACCCTATAAGGAGCAAGACATGCCGAAGTACACAGCAAAACAATCCATCGGGCATTTTATGCCAGGTGATGAAATCAAAGGGCTTGAAGCTAAACAACTTCAGGCCCTTTTAGCATCTGAGGCTATTGAAGAGGCTAAGGCCAAAGAAGAGCCCGAGGTAGACAATATCGCTGCACGTTTGGCTGAGCTTGAAAAGGCTAACGCTGAGCTGAAGAAAGCTAACACTGATCTTGAAGCTGCGAAAACGAAGGCTGATCAAGAGGTTACCGAGCTAAAAGCTAAAGTGGCTGAGCTTGAGAAGGCGAAACCTGCTGCAAAACCTAAAGCAGACTCAAAGTCTGCTGATGAAACCAAGTAGGTGATCTATGTATGCGACTAAAGCTGATTTAGTCGCTCGATTTGGTGAAAACGTACTTAACCTTGCGCTCATGTTTCCTGCTGATGCTCCAGATCCATTAGAGACAGCATTGCAAGATGCATGTGAGGAAGTGGACGGATATCTAGCAGTACGCTACCCATTACCCTTACCAAATGTGCCTAATAATTTAAAGCGAATAGTGTGTGAAATTGCTCGCTATAAACTTTATTTCGAGGAGGCGCCCGAAGCTACCGAGGTCCGTTACAGGATGGCGATAGATTTCTTAAAGGGTGTACGGGATGGCAAAAACTCACTAGCAATTTTAAATACCAGTAACCAAATCAGCGACGACCAACCTAAAGGGCGACCTTCGACGGCGCCAGTCGGTACTTCGTACACCGGTGGTGTATTTGGAGATTCTATCCTGGACCAGATGCCCAGCTTGAAGTGAGGTGCTTATGGCTTTTGCAATAACCAGTCAGGCAGATAGTTCACCGATTGAAGCAATATTTAATCAATTAGGTAACTTTGAATCATTAAAGAACCAGCTGTTTGATGAGATTGGTGTTGGACTTGTGGATAGTGTGCAGCATCGATTCTTAACGGGTACTGATGTTGATGGTAATCCATGGAAGATTTCATGGCGTGCACGTATGCAGGGTGGCGAGACGCTGCGCGATACTGGCCGCCTAATGAATTCCTACACACACAATGTACTTTCAAGTGGTGTGGAAGTGGGTACAGATGTTGCGTACGCTCCACATCTGCATTACGGCGCAACAATCCTACCTAAGAATGGCCAATACATCACTTTTGCAGTGGGTGGCCAATATCGGAAAGTTAAGCAGTCGATTCTACCGCCTCGAACTCAACTCGGCCTTGATGCTGAAGATGAGGTTATGGTTTTGGATATTGTTGGGAGTTTTATAGATGAGCACCTTCTTCGCGGTACGTGATGAGATTGCAGAAAAGCTGAAAGAAATTCCAGAATTTCTAAAGATCTATACGCCGTTGAATTCAGTCAGCGTAACAGAGATGTCGCAAGTCACGCCGTCGGCACACGTCAATTTTGTTCGTATTGACAAGAAAGCGAGTGCAGGCCGTGGCAGTATTAATCAGATCGGCCAACAATGGGCAGTCACTGTGGCATGCCGCAATGCTCAATCTCAGATGACTGATGGTAGGGCGGTGAGTGATGAGGCGGGGCTTTTGACTGAGAAAGTAATTCAGCTACTTTCCGGCTGGCAGCCTCAAGCATCACGGACGGCACTGGAAATGATTTCGGTGCGGGATGGCTACAGTCCTGGCTTTGCATACATCACGATTATTTTTGAATCACAAAAAATCATTTAGGAGCCAGTCATGGCAAAACAATACAAGGCAACCCAGCCTGTCGGCCGCTTTAAAAAAGGCGATGTCGTTGGCGGGCTGGATGATGCACAAATCAAAAAATTACTGGCAGATGGTGTGATTCAGGAACTTCCTGAACCTAAAGCCGCTGCTCCAGCCAAGAAAACCACAGGGGATGAAAAGTAATGGCTAAATCAGACTTAATCTCGCTTCAAGGTGAGCTTCATTTGGCGAAGATGGTTAATAGTGTGCCATCTGCTTTATTGCCAGTTGGTAATACACCGGAATTACAGATCGCAGTCTCTAGTGAATCAACTGATCACTATGAAAGCAAAACTGGCCTTCGTACTAAGGATGCGGTACTACGCAAACAAACAGCAGTGGCTATCTCTGGTACGCTTGAAGAAGTAACAAAGCAAAACTTGGAAATGATTCTGAGTGGTAAATCAATTGAAATCCCTGAAACTCAGCTGACCGATATTACTCTGGGTGCTCTAGAAGCTGGTGCCATGATTGACTTAGGTCACCGCAATTTAAGTGATGTGGCTTTTAAAGACAGCTCGGACGTTGCCATTACTTCAGATAAATATGTACTGGATGCTGTTTACGGCACAGTTGTTTTTAATGAAGCTATTGTGGGCCCTGTTAAATTTTCTGCAAAAGCCGGTGCCAAGACACGCACGACTATCGCCAATAATTTAGGCAATGAGTATCGCTTGCTGTTTAAGGGTATTGATACTGTTACAGGTGATAAAGTGATCTTAACTTTATGGCGTGTCGAGTTTTCACCAGATACTGAGTTTGATCTAATTCATGAGGACTTTGGATCTTATTCAATTGAAGGTGAAGCACTCGCGGATATCTCTAAAGCTAATGATGAAGAACTAAGTGTTTTTGGTCATATTGAACGTTTTACTGTAGCAGCCTAACCCACACAGGCACAAAGAACTCCACGGCGCATTAGCGTCTTTTTTTGTGCCTGCCTTATAGTAATAAGTCTTAAAACATTTAAGATGAAACTTAATAAATAGTAAAAAATAAAGATTATGTAATCTTTTGTTATTCTAATTTTCATCTGATGGGGATATAAAAGATATTCAGTTCATGTTAAGAATAAAACTGCTATGACTAAAATAGAAATATTTGTCTCCATCCTAGCCGTAATAATTATTTCTACTTTTATTTATCTTGTATGTCAGTAAGTTAGTAAGCTAAGAACCGCCTTTGGGGCGGTTTTTTGATAAGTGGAAGTTTCACCTGGCTATATAGGGTCAATTTTAAAAAGACTTAAAATAGTAAAACATAACTTTACAAATCCACTCTCCCTAGGCTTTAGATAAGATTGAAAATTAATGTAAAGTGTCGCCCTTAATACATGGGGATATTATGAAAAATTTAAGCTTATTCTTTTTTATTGTGATTTTAGCTGGGTGTGGACACAAGGAATCTAGTGGTCAGCATCTTGATTTAGAAACAAGCAAAAAGGAACAGCTTGAATTTGCAAAAGAAGCCACTAAAAAATTTATTCCTAATCCTGATTCAGCTAAGTTTCGCAATCAAGTCGGGGATTGTGGAGAAGTGAACTATATGCAAGAACCTAATAAGCAAAGTGGATATAAGCGTTTTATAGTAGTTGATAAAAATATCGCTTTAATTGAAGGCTGGGTAGAGCAAAATACATTTGAATTGTCTTGGAAAGCGACATGTGAGAAACGCTGGAATTAGTAAGCCGGATAAATAAAAGCCCTCAAACGAGGGCTTTATTTTATTCATCAGATGATTCTGATTTCTGGTCTTTACCATCTCCATATTCTAGAGCCACTTGTTGTGCTTCTGCAGCAGCAGTGGCTTCTATAGGTGCTTCTGATGCAATAGCTGCGGTACCAGTAAACCCCATTAAAGCTAGGATTAGAATCTTTGAATACTTTTCCATCTGAATTTCCTCTAGGTTTCTAAAACTTAAATTCAGTGTAGAGAATGATTCCAAACGCTAGTGTAGTGGCTATGTCGGGATATGTAAGATATTCAAGACTAGAGTTATGAGAATTAAGGTTTACGTAAGAATGCTTTTCTAGTGAAGTTTTTTGTTGAGTTGCTTAGAAATGTTTGAATACTTAAATAATAGCTATTCTTCAAAGAGAGTTTTCTTAATTTCCTCCACTTTGTAACTTCCAATAATTTTTTTGTAATATTATTGTTATTAATTGTCTGCTTTGCGTATCATATGAATGATGAAAAGTGGAACTCCGAAAATGCTGTCCAAATCTGAAATATTTGTTGTCATTCTAATAGTAATAGCCTTAATTCTCATCGTTTTTGAGATAGGGCAAGGTCGTAATTGGGCTTTATAGAATTCAGCCTTTATTAAAGTTAAAAGAAAAGCACCTTAGGGTGCTTTTTTGATGTCTAAAATTTTCTCGAGACCCCATCATGAATGATTTTTTCTTAGCCACAAATCGAAGCGTCAAAGTTAATGACATCGAAGTACGCCAAATCCAGATGAAAGATTTTGACACCTGGGCAATGCATGCTGAAGCACTTAAGAACTTTATCAAAGACCAGACTCATTCAGATGAGATTTTGACAGGGCTATTTAGGGCTCATGGCGTGCAAGTCATTTCGACCATGGCGTGTGTCACTGATCTGGACCATGAATCACTAATGAAACTTGCTGTTGATGAGGAGAGTTTTAAGGAGTTGCTTAAAACGGTGCTTCTGGTCAATCAAGCTTACTTTAAATACGAAAAACCGAAACGCGGTATTAAAAAGAAAGATGACTCCACTTGGTTTGATTCATTCCAGTTTCTGGTATTAATGGGCCACCAGCATAGTGAAATCATGGAAATGACTTACGGCGCATTCCAGAGCTACGTTAAAGCAGCAAACAAGCTGTATAAGCAAGGGGTCTTTAATAACGCCGTAGCTGCACGTGTAGCACAGTCTGATAAGAAAGGCTTTGAATCGTTTAAGAAAGAGATGGTTTCTGATTGATCAGGATTCACCCTAAAGTTATGATGTAAAGATAATAATTTAGGGATAGGGAAAATGGCTAAAGTGGAATGTCTTGTTTGTGGGCGTGTAGGCTCTGCAAAAACTAAAGGTAGTTTTCTTATAACTATCGTTTTGCTTTTTATTGGCTTGCTTCCAGGGATAATATATGAAATCTGGCGTAGATCAGGCGGTAAAGTCTGTGGTTCTTGCGGCAGTCAAAATATAAGACTTTATTCACCTTTGTCTAAACAAATACAGCAACCAATCCAACAAGAAACATAGCCAGAAGTTTTTAAAATACCAAGCAAAACTAAATTAGTCGCAAATGATATATTTTCAAATAATGCAGGTAATTTTGTAAAATTGGACGAAAATGGAGTTGAGCAAAAGAATTGCCCCGATTGTCGCGAACTAATTAGATTTGATGCGAGAAAATGTAAGCACTGCGGCTCAATCTTAGAGAAAACATCTTAAACACTTATATTTATACTCAGTGTTATACCCGCTTCGGCGGGTTTTTTATTGCCTAAAATTTAGAGGTCAGCATGTCTGGTAAAAATTTAACATTCAAATTAATCATGGATGCCGACACTAAAGGTTTTGTTGGCAATATTAGACAGTCAGAAGATACAGTTAAATCAGTATTCAACACAATTAAGCAAGAATCTGAACGCTTAAAACAGGCAACTGCCGATGCTTCGAAAGAAATGGGAAATATTATCCCTAAAGGCACGACAGAGCTTGCTGACAAGCTCTCTCAGTCTCTAAATGCTGCTACAGGCATTATCAAAGATGCTGGTGACAATGCAAAATCTACAGCAGGCAATTTTACAGATTTTGGTAATAAGGCCGAAAAAGCCTTAGGTCAGCTTAAAGGGGATTTGGCTCAGGCCAAGCAAAATCTTGAAGCATTTTCAAAAACTAAAGTCTCACCTGCAGATATTGAAAAAGCACAGGCTCAGATTGATCAACTTGAAAAAGAAGTTCAGCAAGCAGATCAGGCTTTTATTGGATTTCAGGCAGAAGTAGGCAAAGCGAGCACAAGTTTAAAAAATACTGATAGTGCTGCACAAACAGCTCAAAAAGGGCTTAATGGTGCAAAATTTGCAGTGAATGCTCTTGTTGGCGCCATGGCTGCAATTGGTGTTGGTCTAGGTCTACGAGAGCTTGCTGAAGCTGCCGACTCATACACCAATCTATCTGTCCGTATTCAGATTGCCACTCGTGAAGGAGGGGATTTCTCTTCTGCAATGGCTGGCGTTCATCAGGTAGCACTTGCCACAAATTCTAGCTTACAGGCAACAGGTGATTTATTTACCCGACTAAATACAGTTGGTAAAGAAATGGGGATGACGCAGCAACAGGCGTTAGATCTTACTAAAACAATTACCCAAGCAATTCAGATCGGTGGCGGTTCTGCACAAGCAAGTGAAGCAGCTGTCCAGCAGTTTATTCAGGCTATGCAGGGCGGTGTACTGCGTGGTGAAGAATTTAACTCCATTATGGAGAATGGGTATGGTTTAGCTGAAGCCTTAGCCAAGGGTTTAGGGGTTACCACTGGCGAACTCCGTAAAATGGCCGAGAATGGCGAGCTTTCTTCAGAGCGCGTTATTAAGGCTGTTCAAAGCCAAGCCACCCAGATTCAAGAAACCTATAACCAATTTCCAACCACTATTAGCAACGCGTTACAGAAGATTTCTACACAGTGGCAAATTCTGATTGGGGAGATGGATCAGGCTAATGGATCAAGCGCGACAGTAGCTAATGCACTATCAATCATTGCTGACAATCTTGGAATCCTGAAAGTATTCTTTGATGATGTTGCTGAAGGTGTTGGATGGTTTCAAGACAAGTTATCAGAAATCGATCCATCTACTCTTGAAGCAATCAGAAGTACCTTATCTGCTGTCTACGATACAATTAAAACAGTCATATCAAGTTTGGCTGGGATCGCCGAAACCGCTTGGAGCGCTTTTACGTCTACCTTGGATGCTATCTCTCCATTATTTAATGCAATCCTGAATGGTAAAGAGGAAGTTAGTGGTCTAACCACCTTATTCAATATTTTTAAAATTGCACTTGGTGTGGTTTCTGATGGTGCTACCGGACTAAATATTGCTTTGAAGCTACTCCTTTCCGGTATCCAGTTTATTTCAGGCGGTATTTATGCGCTTAGTGCTTCAGTATTAGATTTTCTAGGTTTTGATGATCTGTCTGCTCAAGCACAAAACGCCTCAGATGCTTTATTCAGGCAGGCCGAAAAGAATGCATCCGAGGCAAACAGACTGGCACTTGAAAGCAAGTCAGCTACCAGGGAGGCGATTCGAGAGATTCGTCAGACTGAGGATGAAGCCAATGCGGAGCGGGTTGAAAAAGCCCAGCAAACACTGACTGAATTGAAAGCTCAGGAGGAAAAGCACAAAGCTGATTATAAGACCATCAGTGATGAGCGCATTCGACTGGAACAACAGCTATATGAAGCACGTAAAACTGGTAATCAGGCTGCGATTGATCAGGCTGTAAAAGGTCTTACTGAACTGAATGCCAAGGAAAAGGCTTATCAGGCTGAAAGTCAGAAAATCACAGATGCCAAAATTCAGGCTGCTCAGGTTATAGCTAGTGCAATGATTCAATCTGCAGATACTGCAGGGATGGCGCAACTAAAGGTTCTTAATGCCCAGTTAGCCGCTCAAGGTTTACAGGCTGAATTCGATAGCGCCGGCAAAGTTGTTGTTAAGGCTATGCAAGATGCGACCATAGCAACTGATGGTCAAGTTAATGCGACAGACAAAGCCCGTAAAGCTGCTGCCGCGCTTGGTATTGATCTGGACGTTTCCTTAAATCGTGTCTCTGAAAAATTTGCCGAAAATAGCAAAAATGTTACCACCTTTGCAGCCGGCCTAGAGGATCTTGGGGTTAAGGGCAAGCAAGCTGGTAATGTTACCTATGAAGCCTGGCTGACATGGCTCCAAACAGCGAAGAGTCAGGCCGAAATTGATATGGCCAAAGCCAAGCTTCAGGAGTTTGGTGATCAAGGTAAAGTTTCGACTGGTCAGGTAGAGCAAGGCTTAATTGCGATTAAACATCAAGCTCAAGAATTGCCAGATGATATTGATCCTGTCACAGAGGCTTTTAGACGTCTTGGTATTGAGACAAAGGAAAATCTCAAGCTGGCTGCCCAGCAAGCATTGATGGATTACATCACGATCCGGGATAGCGGCAAGGCAACTGCAGAAGGTGTACAAAAGGCTTATGAAAAAGCGGCTCAGTCGGCAGCTGCATCCGGTGATGCTGGTGTCATTGCTGCAACCAATGCTGCAAATGCTGGCCGTAATCTTGAGATTCAGATTGATGACACAGGTGTTGCTGCCGTCAAATCCATGGACGAATGGGCCAAATCTAATGACCGTGTTAAAGATTCTGCACGTGGTATTGGTGACGGTTACCGCCATGCTGGCCAGATCGCAAGGGAAGAAGCTAAATCTTCCACCGAAGCCTGGGCTGATGCGCTCAAAGCAACTCAAGGCAAAATGGAAGCATCAAAGACTGGAAAAACCGCAAAATACGGGCTTTCTGTTGAAGAAATTGAACAGAGGCTTAAGGATATTGGTTATGAAGGTAATGCAAAGCAAAAAGCACAAGAGCTATTTAAGGCTGCTGAGCCGGTCGCTGGTGGGTACTATAAGTCTGCATCCAATGAATGGGTGAAGAAAAACTATGGAGTATCTGCCTACGACAATCAGAAAGCTATGGGTAACGGTATGTATGTACTCGAGCAGATTGAGAAACTGAGCCAATATGTTGGTAAGAATAGTTCTAGCAGCTTGAACAATTACGCGCCGTCCATCCCATCTGCACCATCGGTTAAAGATATGGGCCAGCCAAGCAAAGAAGTTACTTATAACTTTGATTTCAATGGTAAGCAGATGAAATTTAGTGGGCCTGCTGGACAGGAATCTTTAATGAATGAACTTGTAAATCAGTTAAAAGTACAAGCGAGATCAACATGAAACTCATTCGCTTAGCAACATCCGAAACCGTCCCATTAGAGGACGGTTTTTTATGGCCTGATGAATTCTCATGGAAGGCCATTGAGCAGAATCAGGCCTATACCATGGATGGCACTTTGATCATTCAGGAAGGCAAAAAGAAGTCTGGCCGACCTATTACCTTACAACCGGCAGATTCACAAATGGGCTGGATCAGGCTACGTGAACTGCGGACTGTCTTGGAGTGGTCAAAACTACAGGAAGAAAATTTCAGACTGCAGTTTGAACAACCACACGACAACCGACAATTCACCGTCAAATTTAACCACCAGGATGGGGCCTTAGAGGCTGCACCGGTGAAAGGAATTCCAGCAGTTTCACTGGATGATTATTACAACGTGACCTTACGCTTTACGGAGTTAGACGATGGCGATTGAAACCAAAGATTTAGTGATTTACAAGTCTGAACGCTTGACTGATAACTCGGATGGCGGTGGTAAATACTCTGGCGTAGTAGTTCAGGATGGTATCAGTAATAACCTGTTTAATGATGTATCGGAAATGGATCGAACCATGGGTGATGTGTCCATGCGGAAGGTCTTTCCGGCAGTCACAACCGAAGACACTGACCTATTGATGGGCGCCACAGTATTTGTCTCTGAACTGCCAGAAGATCCAAACGTATCGGCACTGCTATTTAGCACCAAGAACTGGACCGATGAGCGCCAGTCTGCCCAGAACCGGGTAGAAAACTATCTAGCCAAAGGTGGTCAGATTGCTGGTACACCACTGGATACGCACTGGCAGGGAATGTCATCACTTCAAGTGGCTATGTTTCCACAAGAGGTTGAATCATCGGTAGGCGATACGATTGTCCTGATCAGTAATGAAGGAAAGGCTTTAGAGCGTGAGCAATATGTGCGTATTACCAAGGTTGAAACACGTACCGCAATCATGGTCATTGATGGCAAGAGTGTTGAATATAAGATTGCTACTTACTCACTCAATGATGCTTTGGAAATTGATTTTGTTGGTTTGTCTGCTCGGCAGTGGTATCAGGGTAACGCAGCATCCAAGACCATCATCCGCGATACGATTGTTGCAGATACCGGGCTGTATTACTCATCGACAGCACTGGCATCTGATGCAAACGTTGGAGAATTCACAGTCAATACCAAAAGCATCTTTGCTCAACTGATCCCATCGGCCCAAACTGAAACACCAATTATTGATGTGAATGCGGCTGGTGAAAGCGTGGTGCTGGTTGCAGGTAATGAAGGCACCATTACAGCCAGTTATCCAAACATGGTAATTGGTGTCAGTCAGAACCTATATATCGGCTCAGCTGTGATTCCTTCCAGTATTTCTTTCACGATGCAAGGTCAGCAGATTACCGATCAGGGCGGCCTGCTTAAAAATACTCAAGGCACTCAGGTTGGCACGATTGATTATCAGCGTGGCTTAATCCAGTGGACTGCATCAGCATCCGCTGGAACCATGAGCTTAAACATCACGTTCAAACCAGCCGCTGCACCCAATCAGTATTATCAAAGTCATGCTATTCCAGTGACCCAGAATAACCAGAGCACTAACTGGACTGGGGTTTTAATTCCGATTCCTGCACCTGGTGCTTTGTCAATCTCGTATATGTCACAAGGCAAGTTCTATGAGCTGAAAGATGATGGTTCAGGCCAGTTAAAGGCTGCCAGCCCATCTTTTGGCTCGGGCATGATCAATTATGAAACTGGTTCTTGGTTACTTACCACTGGCGCTTTGCCTGATGTGGACACACCAATTCTGCTGAACTGGGGCACACCGATTATCACCTTTGTACGATCCAACCTAAGTGTAGAAAAAGCTGCATTTGAGTTTGATTTGGGTCGACCGGGTGTATTGCCGGGTATCACCATCAACTGGACCCTTGAGGGTGAGGCGAAAACTGCAACATCAAATGCTCAAGGTAAGTTTACCGGGGATGCCACAGGTGAAATTAACTATGCCACCGGTATTGGCAAAATCATTCCAAATGAGTTGCCACAAAAAGGTACGGTCTTTTCGGTGATCTATAACTATGGATCATCACTTGAACAAACCAAGATGGATGTTACCCCAGCAAATCAAACGCTGACCTTTACCATTGGTACAGGACCGGCAATTCAGCCAAATAGTGTTGAGTTAAAAATTCCACTTCAAAGCAGTGAGGGGATTACAGGGTCCGTAACCCTGACAGATGTGCCGGTGAATGCAACTATGGGTAATCTAGTGAATAGCCGCGGTCAAGTGCAAGGCACCATTATCTATGCCACTGGCGCAGTTGAAGTCACACCAAAAAGTACAGCGAGTAGATTTGTGCAAACCTTTACACCTATGGCTACCTATGCGGCTGCCTAGCGAGGAAATATGTCTTTTTATTCTCCACAAACGTCAGGTGTTCAAGGCGAACAGGTTGAGCTGAAGGCCTTTAATGCTGTTGATGTACGAGTTAAATATCGTGACACATCAGGCGCTAACTCTGCAACCCACACCGTGACGGCAAACAAGCTCAAATTGGATTTATCCTCCGGTTTTGATGAGCAGATTCTAACAGGCTCAGCCCGATTTAAAGTCGGTACTGATACCTTCTTGGACCGTACTGGCTTGCTGTATCGCAATGTGAATCCAGCCAATAACAGCGGGATTCAGTCTGGTGTCATTCAATATGGCACTGGTATTGTTGAAATCGATTCCTGGACTCCGAATGCCGATAACACGATTACTCTAGAATCCTTGACCACTACCACCGACCTGTTACCGGTCAATAAAATCAGTTTCAGAACCCCAATCATGCCGATCCGGCCACAGTCTTTAACTGTAGTAGTGGGTACCATTGAATTTGGTCAGCTCACATTAACCGCTGATGAAAATGGCGTGATTGAAACCAGTCGGGCGCATGGTCAGGTGAATTGGGATAATGGCTTTGTGACGATTTACTTCCACACCAAAACCAAAATCACCGAAGCCAACCGTGCGGATATTGAGGCCAACGACTGGTACGATCCGCTGCTTGAATATGATGAGCTGGATGGTCGTTATATTAATGTGCCAGTCTGGGTAGACGCTTCATCCGTGCGCTATAACGCGGTGGCTTATACCTATATTCCACTAGATTCAGAAATTTTAGGTCTGTCTGCTACACGCTTGCCGATCGATGGCCGGGTGCCGATCTTCCGTGTTGGTGGCATTGGTATTGTCAGCTCAAGTAAAGCTCAGGAATTACCAAGCCATATTGCAGGTCAGGTCTATGACTTAAACGACCAGCGTATTTCATGGTGTGAGCTTGAGGATAGCCAAGGTGCCAAAGTGCCATTCGATATGTATGTGGTCGATTATGACTACGGCAAAGTCACATTAAATGGTGATTTTGCTTTGAATACTTTGGTTGCGCCACTTACTGCTAAATATCGCTATCAGGATATGGGGCTGATCCGTGATGTGCAAATCAATGGCCAGCTCACTTTCACCAAGCCCTTAACCCATAACTATGATGCAGTGGATACGATTGTGGGATCTGCATTGGTTATTGGTGATATGCAGGCACGCTATACCCGAAAGTTTGTACAAGGATCTTGGAGTAATGTATGGGCAGATGAAGCCACAGGTAGCGGTATTTCAGCCAACTATAACGATGCCTTATATCCATTTGTTGTGACAAACAAGGGTGCAATTCAGGAACGATGGGCGCTAATCTTTACGGATGCGCAATCATTCCGATGCGTTGGTGAATATTCAGGTCAGATTGGCACAGGTAGCGTGAACGCTGATTTTGCGCCAATTAACCCTGTGACTGGCTTGCCATATTTCACAGTGAAAAAAGAAGGCTGGGGTACTGGTTGGGCAAATGGCAATGTGCTGCGATTTAATACTGTAGCTGCAAACTTCCCTGTTTGGGTGATTCGTACAGTGAAGCAATCTGAGCCAACTGTCATGTCAGATCAATTCCAAATCATGCTGCGTGGTGATATTGACCGTGTGGTTTAAAGTTAAATCAAATATGACCGCTATATGCGGTCTTTTTTATGAGTAAATAAAAATGGCGACAGATGTAGATGTTCAATACTTTAGCCACTTAAATGGCTTAACATTGAGTAATAACTGGGGTGATTTAATTCGCTTGCTCGATAAGGCACTGGTAACTGGCATTGATTTTACTCAAATCACAGAAGCATCCATTAATGAGCAGGGGGATGTGCATATCACACTATACGCAGCACATAATGCCATGCTGTTTCAAGTGGTAGAATTAACAGGTTTTGCGCCTGCTTCTTTTAACCAGAAATACCGAATCAAAGGCGTGCCTAACACTACACAACTCATTCTAAAACCACATACTGCAATTGCAGAAACAAACATCACAACAGTTGGAGCAGGAAAACTAGCATCACTAGGCTATGAAATTATTTTCCGCGATGCAAACGATGTTAAGCGCGTTTATCGTGCTAAAAATCCAACAGCACAACATCCGTTTATTCGTGTTGACGAAACCATTTCTGATGGGGTGAATAGATACAACTCTGCGTATGCCAAATTTGCGATGGTCGGATTACTTGAGCACATGGAGCATATTGATGATTATGGAAATCCCGATGTGCTACAAATGCCGTTCGATCCCACAGACCCTGCTAAAAATTGGAAAATTACAGGGGCAGGTACAACATGTGTGAGAGGGTGGTCGAAGTGGTATTGGGCACACGCATATTTGCCCAGTGCTCAAGGAGGTGTAATGGAATCCTTATCTCCAGAAAACGCGAATAGACCGTTCCTACTGGTTGGAGACAAAGACGCATTTTATATCCAAAGACCACACTTGTCAGGCACCGACTACATGTATTTGAGCGGTGTCGGTCTTTTTGACTCCGCTTTAAAATCCGATATTGTGCCAAATTGGTTCTTAATGACGTTCTTGCGAACCCGCACTGCCGGGGCTTCCGAAGGATTCGCGAATTATGAAGGCGCATTACCATTTCATAATGCAGAAGTTGCCGCTAGGTTCTTTTGTTGTAATCATGAAGAAACCAACAGATTAACATCGCACATTTCAGCAAAACCTATACTTACAAACTATTTTTCTGGGTATAGTGGGGCTTACCCAAATACAGATATGCCGGCGCTGCAAATCCCATTCTTTGATACCACCAATAAGCTTCGCGGCACACTAAAGCACGTGAATTATTTTGGTAAAAATCTTAGATCAGCACCGACAACACCAACGCCTGAGATCAGCGGGCAGAGCATGTATGTCTATCTTCCAGTTTCACAGTATGGATTTGAGGTCTTTTACCTAGGAGAGTTAGAGTGAAGCCAGTTTTATTTAAAGTAGGGAAAACCTCAAGTGCCTTGCAAGCCATAAGCACTGGGCCGATAGTTGCCAAAATCATAGGATCAACCAAGAAGCTTGGTCAGCGATATCAAGATGCAATGGTTGTGCTTTACAACAAGGCCAATCTACAACCCATAGGTGTGAAAAAACCGGATGAAAATGGTAATTATCAATTCTCCGGATTAAATACAGACTTAAAGACTTTCATTGTTGCTTTTGATAAAAAACAGCAATTTAATGCAGTTATTCAAGATAACGTGGTGCCAAAATGAGTAAAACTTCAGTCAACGCTCGGCTTGCCATGATTCAAGCCTTTGCAAATTTCATGGATAACGGTAGCCAAAGTGCTACCGTTATTTTTTATGAGGGTGTGCAGCCTGCGAATACGTCAATTGCAGCCGATTCAAACAATGCTTTGGTCACTTTGGTATTTCCTGAACCATGCATTAAAGAAACCACGCCTACTTATGTAGAGTTTCATCCAACTGATACAGGCTCCGTTATTAAGACTGGCACAGCCACATGGGCACGGATTTACAACGGTGCAGGCGATGTGGCAGCAGATTTAACTGTAGGTACTGATATATCGCTGGCAAACACTAATTTAGTTGTGGGCGGTACGTTATTTATCCAGTCCATCAAACTTAGACCGTAACTAAAAAGGGTGCTCATGTGGATTTTAAAAATAAGCTCGGCACCGTTGATGCTCACAACCTAAACTTAAACTTTAAGCCTGATAATACTGACAGCCATAACATCATTCTGAATTTTGAGCATCTGGCCGATGGCTCAACCAATCTCAATTTTGGCGATGATGTTACAGCTGTAATCGATACGGTACTCGATGCTGAATTCTCATTTGAAATTAACGCAGTGTATGCGGAGAGTGGTGCGAATACTGCGGTCATAGATACGGTACTCGACACTGGATTTAGCTTTGATGCAGTTGCTGTATTTAGTGAAAACACTGATGTTATTGGCCAGATCGATACGATTTTAGATACCAATTTTAGCTTTGAAGTCGAAGCAGTATTTAATGAAAATCTGTGCACCATTGATACGGTTTTAGATACTGATTTTAAATTTGAAGTTAAAGCATTATTCGACATCAACCATCTGGTCGGGGTGTCTTATGGTTTTGACATGCGATATCAGAAAGCGATTGCATGTCTAAATACCACAGAAATACCTTGGGCCAAGCCCATCTTAAGAGTCTCAAATGAGGCTCTTTTTTATGATCAAGGCTTGGTAGTTTCGAATCAGGTAAATATTCAGTATGAGCAGGCAGGGTCATTAACCCGGGCGATTAGATCGCTACATGAGCAAGCAACCGGTTTAAGTTCTGATGCATACATCATCTGGGAAGAAGGCGATAAGCGCTTTATTCATCAACTCTACGTGCATCAAGAAACAATCAAACTGCGTCATAACCGCGAAACGGTCTGGCAAGAAATGATTCGTCGGCGTAGGACCTTTACCTATTCGCATGACGTAGCCCAAGTCTTTGAGCACCGCTTTTCATTTGAGTGGGATAAAAGTCTTGAGATTATCACCAAGTCGGATTTGCCTTGGGATCAAGCCAAAGCGATTCATTACCGCAAGCATCCGGTTTTACCTTGGCCAAAGCCTGAATTGCCGAAATATGAAGGTACAGGCGATCTAAATTTTATTTGTCTCTGTCATGGCGTTGATTCACATAATGTTGTTTTAAATTTTGGCGCAGATGACTGTATTCCAGCACTGCCGAAAAGGAACTGGTGGTATATCGTGAATACACTAATAGCCGAGCGATTAGATACCGGCGAGAAAATTAAAGTCATGGATGGCACTTATAGTACCAGCCGGTCTCAATGGTGCTGGACCTATTCCATCACAGTCGCTCACACGGAAAAAGAAAAGCTTCAACCTATTAATGGCCAGCCGGTGATTCTAAAAGTCATAATCAATGGATTCGAGCATCATATTCTACTTGAAGATCCAGAGGAAACCCGACGCTTTGCCAGTGTTCTTTACACTTATCCGGGGCGAAGTGTTACCGCTTTAAATTCTGATAAATATGGGCCTTCACGTTCATTTATTCAGGATAATGAACGTACCTCTGTGCAACTGGTACAAGCTGAACTGGATCGGGCAAATAGCGGTACCAACTTGGACTGGAAACTCATTGATGAACTGGGCTGGATCGTGTCGATTGAAAGTCTGAGTTATGCAGAACTTGCACCAATTGATGCAATCAAGCAGGTCGTTGATGCAGGCGGTGGCTTTATCTATAGCCAGAAAGCAGGCAACACGCTGACCATTTTACCCCGATACCAAAAAGGCTATTGGGATGCGATGACAGTTGATGACTACGATATTTTATTGTCTGAAAGTTTGGTGATGCAGCAGAACATCAAACAGAACGATGAATATATTGCTGATTTTAATGCCATTACAGTGGTGAATAGCCGTAGTGGTGAGAGCCTGAAAGTGCAGCAGCGTGGTACATCAGGTGATGTGCCGCTAGAAACTGTCACTGGTCCATTATTTAACGTGGTGTCGGGTGCGAGTTATGGGAAGAATGCATTGGTGAAAGCCAATATTCAGGAATTGCACACTTTCTCTGATATTCCAGTCATTCAGGAAATTGGTGAGATGTTACCCGGTAAAACCATCGCTTTTAATGGCCAGTGGTGGGGCGTGATTGATTCGGTATCAGGCAGCTTCTCGCATGAAAAGGTCAATGAAACCATTAGCGTGGAGCGTATCAGTCGTGAGTAATCCTTTATTTGAACTGCGAAAGCTGCTTAATCCCACTCATGCTGAGTACATAGGCACCATCACCTCAGTGAAGCATCCAGAGTATCGGGTACAGATCGACGGCGGAACTGGTCCAGTGCTTTGTACATCCGGCACAGCTTATAACTTGGGTGTCAGAGTGTTTATCTCAAACCAGGTGATTTTAAGGCCAGCACCAACTGGTCAGCATTCAGAAATAGAAGTCTAAACTTAACCAAATGACAGCACCTTTTTTATTACCAAAATTTAGGGGGGCGCAATGTCAAGTGATCCACCAGAGCCGAAAGGCTCTTTTTTAATGCCAATTTTATAGGGGGATGTATGGCTAAAGGGGATGTATATGGACTTTCTTAGTCAGGTATTAGAAAGCATAAAGAACCATTCACACATCCTTTTTACAGGTGTGCTGGGTGCAACTTTTGGCTTTCTATTAAGTAAGGAGCCAACCCGGGATCGCTGGATAGGATTCTTCGCAGGCTTCATTTTATGTGTGGTCTTTGCTAAACCGGCAAGTTTATTTCTTGCTAGCGGTAACTACCCAGAACTATTTGGTTTCATTCTGGGTGCTGCTGGTAAAAGTACAGCTGAAGCATTGCTGAGTTTGGCTCGATCAAGAGTCCTTGGTTTGGTCAAAAAGGAGAGTGAAGATGCTGCTAATCATAAGTAAAACGGCTTTGGTGTTATTTATAGTTTCGTTTGCAATCATGGCATTTCATCCAAAAATTCAACTTCCAAAACATATCGATTTTCTATTGGTATTGTCGATCCTTTTTGGAGCCGCACTTTTTGTTAAAGATGAGTATTCGCCCAGTCCGGCCGGAACACTTTTTTATACAACGGTAAGTATTTTATTCGCCCTCTTTACCCGACAGCTTTATATCTGGGGTAAGGGTGGTGCACGTCCTAAATTTTTTAATACGGATAAAGATGATGAACATTGAGCAATTTTTAAATGAGCTGATCCGACGCGAAGGCGGCTATGTAAATATCCCTGCGGATCGAGGCGGTGCAACAAAGTACGGCATTACCGAGGCTGTGGCACGTCAAAACGGTTATAAAGGTCACATGAAGGACCTACCTGAATCACTTGCACGAGATATTTACCGCAAACAATATTGGATAGTGCCGCGTTTTAATCAGGTGAATGCAATTAGCCCACTGATTGCAGAAGAATTGCTTGATACGGGCGTGAACTGTGGTGTTGGTTTTGCCAAGCCCACCTTACAACGTGCTTTAAACCTGCTGAACAACCAAGGCAAAGGTGGTTGGCCAGATTTGGCAGTTGATGGCATTTATGGGCCAGCAACCCTTAACGCCTTAAAAATATATTTATCTAAACGTGGCAAAGAAGGCGAAAAGACTCTACTTAAGGTGTTAAATATTTTGCAAGGCCAGCGCTACATTGAAATCACTGAGCGCAATCCAAGTCAGGAACAGTTCTTCTTCGGCTGGATTACTAATCGAGTGGTGATTTGATGCCAATACTAATCTGGAAATACAAATACTGGATCGCAATTGCGGTCTTTTTCTTTTTATGGCTCGGGCAAATTGTCTATACCAACCACTTAAGCGGGAAGCTACGCAAAGCCAGTGAGCAATGCACAGCGAAAATTCAACAGATAGAACAAAAGCATCTCAAGGCTCTAACTGAAAAACAAAATCAAATTAACCGGATGAGTGCGGATTATGAAGCAACAAAATCAGAGCAGCGCGTACAGGTCGAAACTGTTACGCGTGAAGTGCAAAAGATCATTGATCGTCCTGTGTATCTCAACCATTGCTTTGATGATGACGGCCTGCAGCAACTCAACTCACTTATCGCCAGTGGTGCCGGCAAACCTCCTTGAGCCTTGTCCTGATTTGCAGCAACTATCCGGAAATACCGGAAAGTTGGTTTTGCTTTGGTCTGTGGATACGGTGGCTAAATATAACGATTGTAAGGCACGTCATGGTGCAATTGTGAAGGCCCTTTAAGTGAGGGCCGCACAGCTCATTCAATTACAATGAATGTAAGTATCGGGGTACACGTGAAGGCTCTTTGAGGAGGGCTTACTCATTAAGTTTAAGCAGGTGATGACCCTTTAAATGTATTAATTTAGGCTTACTGCTTTTATTTATACTCAGCGTATACACTTCATATTTTGAAGAATTAAATTTATCCATATATGACAGTAATAGATCAAAGCTAATATTTTCTATATCTGGATATGATTGAACGTTAAATATATTTGAGATATCTACCTTAAAGTTATAAGAGTCATCACGATTAAACAGGGAAACAAAAGAATTCAGTATTTCAACCATTATTTCATTATCCATACCTTCTGTCGAACCTATATTGGACAAACTAAAGCTTGAGGCTAGATGACCAAAATTTTTAACGCTGATATCAAAAGAATAAGATAGCTGTCCTGTTGAGTCGTTAGATTTTTCTAGGGTGGATGTTGTTAGCATGAATATAGGTTGATTTGATCCTATTAGTTTTTTCTGCTCATCTTGTTGTTTATTATAAAAATACAAAGCAAATATAATTGACGCAATAGTTCCTACTGACCCAATAAAGGAAAATGTAAGAGTTAGCGCTTCATGCAAGGGCATTTCTACACTATCTATGCCACTATAAGCACAATAAGAAGTTCCAAAAAATAAAAAACCAACCCCAAGTGCAATCCATGCAAATTTTTTAATCCCCATTATTCCCTCCACCAATCAACAATATCAGCCCAATCCTGCATCATTTTTACTTCTCGATATGCTTATCATCAATCAAATACTGCCCGAAACTATCTACCCATCCTTGAATAGATACTTCCCATACATAAGTACGGGTTTTAAGTTTCTTCACCAGGGTAAGATCCTTAATTCCAAAATGCGTACCTCCTTCCGGCAACTCATCCCAGTCCACCTTTCCATTCTCAGTAAACCAGTCTTCCCAAGCCAATTGAATATCATGAGCCACAAATCGGTTGTTGGAATTATCCCAGGCGAATGGATTATTACTATTCAACTTATTCACATGCAGACGTTTAAAATATTTATTGTTCTGATGGATCTCAATAAACAGATCTAAATGTTTTTTGATGAAATCAAATTCAACATTAATTACGCCCTCATCTTCAAAAGCATCACTCTTATCAACCAATGCTATGTAGCGCTGTTTCTTACTCCATTCCTTGTAATAACTATTATAGTTATCTTCTGCAACACGGATTGCTTCCTCAAATTCCAATCGAATGCCACGTTTTTTAAGATTCACATATCGCTTCAAGGTATTCCATGACTCATGAAGGGTAATAGTCTGCAACTGGGGAATGGTAAAGCCATCTTCTGCATAACGTGTTGCAGCCTCATGGCGTAAATCATGGAATCTTAAATCACTAATACCACATGCATTACAAGCCCGGGTAAAGTATGTAGACACGGTACGGGTATTCACTGGAATTAAAATATTCTTGTTATATCCCAGGGCCAGCATTCGATCTCGGACTTCTGGCTTCATAAACTCATCAATCATATTGATAGCTCTTGGTTCCATGTGAGCATACTTATGATTACCCAAGGATCCATTCGGATTTTTAGCATCTCTGACTAACCACTGACTATTCAGATCATCGTAATCATCCAGGCGCAATGAACACAGCTCATCTTCACGACGGGCAGTGTAGAGTGCAAACCACATAATCAGATGCATCGGCGTTGAGTTCTTGACCCGTTTCCAGCTTTTATAAAAATAGTTGGTCAGCATTTGAAGTTCTTCAGCCGTAGGCAAGCGGTCACGCTGTTTGGATCTGGTCACAATCCTAGACTTCTGAAGGCCGATCATGGCTTTTTCAAATTCGATTAGCACGGTCTCTAAGGGTTCGCCCCATACAAACTCTGCATGAACAATGACAGCCTTGATATGGCTCAAGTCCTTTAAGATGGTGGCAGGTGCGACACCGTCAGTTCCTTTAACTGGATCGCCTTTTCTTCGCATAATTGCGTAATCAGAAAAGTCTTGTCGTGTTAAAGAATAGATATTCTTCTCAGAAATATCTAAACTAGCGATGTGCTGTAGTGCTCCTGTTTTTGTCCTGGCAAAGCTGTCTGCTTCTTCCAAATACTGAAAAATGAACTCCCTGAGCGTTTTGTGCTTTATTTGCACCGCCGGATTCAACATTTTTTCAGGGTGCAATTCGATTTCTGCTTCCGTGCGTTTGATCCAGTCCTCAGCTAATGACTTTTTGCTGAAAGTCTTGGATTGTTTGAATTCAGGGTAGCCTTGACGTTGTACACGGACTTGAGCTCTATACCGGGTTGTGCCGTCTTTTGTTTGTCGCTTAGTGACTGTTCCCAT